TGTGCACCATCCGTTTGTAAATGTTCAAAAAGATTGGATTGTACGCAGATACATAGAAAATAATATAAATGATTTGTTTAACATAACTAGAAGTTGTGAAGGCGAATTTAAAAATTTAAATTATACTAACTACACACCATATCAAACTGTTCCTACTTGCGGAACTTGCTTTTGGTGCTTAGAAAGAGAATGGGGAATAAAACATGCATTCAAGTAAAACGTTTTGTATGCACCCGTTCACTGGATTGGCTACTAGAGAGGACGGTGCTGTTAAAGTTTGTTGTCGCAGTCAACCAGTTGGATGGATTCAACACGAAAGTTTAGAAGAAATTTGGAACAACGATCAAATGCGAGAAGTAAGACGTCAGGTGCTAAACAATGAACGTCCTGCTGTTTGTGTACCTTGCTTTGATTTAGAAGATCAAGGTGTAGAAAGTTTAAGACAACGACACATTAAAAATACGTTTCCAGATAGTAGAATTAATCTTTATCCAAATGCACTTGATAGTTTACAAGATGATTATTCAATGCCGTTTGAACTTCCTACAATAGAAATTAAAATTAATAATCTTTGTAACTTAAAATGTAGAATGTGCAATCCTCTTGATAGCACACAATGGCAAGACTGGAGTAGTATTGTCGAGTTTTATCAAGAAGAAAACAACTATCTAGTAGATGCTGTTGCTAAACTAGGACTAGATAAGCGTCCGCACATTGATTTATTTGTCGAGCGTGAAGATTTTTGGACAAACTTAGAAAAACTACTTCCATACTTTAGACGTGTAGAATTTGCCGGTGGCGAACCATTAATGGATCCTAGTCACTATCGTATATTAGACATGCTTGCACCTTACGGAAAAGACATAGAACTAAAATACGCAACCAACGGAACTGTACTAGGCATTAAAGGCGGAAGAACTATACACGACTACTGGCCAAAATTTAAAAGCGTAAAGGTAAACGTTTCTATAGACGGTATACACGATGTATATGATTATATCAGAAGCAATGGCGATTTTAAAACAGTAGAAGAAAATATTAAGATTATTAAAAGTATGCCAAATGTTCCGTATGTGGTAGGAGCGTTTACCGTGCAAGCCGGTAATATTATGCAAATTGATCGTGCGATATCGTACTTTTTAAATGAACTGGGTATTGTATTTTATAGCCATCGTGTAAATTACCCTAATGTACTTTCTGCACAATGCATACCTAACAGTCTAAAAACTGTTGTTATAAATAATTTGGAAAAATTAAAGGATGAGGTTGTTGAATATCCTATTATGAATATGCATCCTAGTGTACTTCCTATCACCTTACAACAAATTGATGATAACATTAATTTCTTAAAAGGAAAAGATCTAAGTCATATGTGGAAAAAAACTGTCGAGTTTAATCAACGGCTAGACTTAACTAGAAATCAAGGTCCGTTTGAAAAAGTAGTGCCAGAATATGCTCCATACATTTAATCTAACGCTAGGCAATGTTTTACAAGAAAAAACATTAAAATTTGATATTTTAACAACCGACATAGCACAAAAGTGGGCTACCGAAATTAATAAAAAATATCCTTTTTACGAAAATGACAGATTTACTAACTGGCCTGAAAATAATAAAAGTGAGTCATATTACGAAGCAATGCTACGATTGCATATGAACGTAATAAAAGATTACGGATATAATATAGATATAACTGACTTTAACTTCCAAAGTGCGTTAAATGAAATGCATAAACATTTTGAAGATCTTAGAGGATCAGTTGATAATCCTTCTGCATGGTATAAAACTGCACCCAATAAAGTAAAAAATAGTGTTGATAAATTTAATATACTAATACACGAATACGAAAATTTGTTAGAAGAAAAAAATCAAGATTTTAGAAATCCTACTATTGTATGCACATTTAAGGATAGACCTAAGTACGATTTAGATAACAACGATTATCAACATTTTACTCATAGGTGGGAACACGGTACAGTTTATATAAATTATTGTGAAGTAGGAAAAACATTACTAGACGTGTTTAAAGATAATGATGAACATGTAGGTAAGGATGCTATACGTCCACAAAGTACATGGAGTGCAGATTTTATGATAAAGTTTGGACCATCTGTACCAGAGTCAATTGCTGCACAAAAAGATAAAGAGTTTTTAAAATGGTATAATAGTAACAACTTCGATTTTAAAAATAAGTCGTTGGGCTATATTCCTGTAGCAAGAATTTCCAGTCCAATAGATATGAGTAAGTTAAAGAAATTTGATAAGGTTATAGATGTTTCGTGTAGAGAATAGATGGCCGTTTTATGCCGACAGTGTTAAGATAGAATGGAATATCGGAAAACGATGCAATCTTGATTGCACATATTGTCCAGCTGATATTCATGATAACTTTAGTCCTCATTTAAATCTTGCAACAGCCAAAAAAACTATAGATACAGTGTCAACTTTAAAAAACGCTAGAGTAAGTTTAACAGGTGGCGAACCGTGTGTTCATCCCGAAATTGAATATATTCTAATGTACTTAAAAGAAAATGTAAATTGGGTCAATGTTACAACTAACGGTACACGAAAGGCTGCGTGGTATTTAGAACAAGACGTAGATCATTATGTGTTTAGCTTACACGTAGAAGATGATTCATGGAACAACAGATTAAGCACAATAATATCTGTTGTTCAGCAGTTACAGATACCTTCGCATGTTAACTTAATGGCACATCATAACCATATGGACAGAGTAAAAGAAGCTGCTTATCAGTTTGAGTTAAACGATGTGCCATTTGTTATAAGAAGAATTAGATGGACTGAAAAACACGATTGGTTTGATGACATGAAGTACAACAGTGCCGACTTAGATTTTATTTTAAAAACATCTAGTACAGCTAAACCAAACACACTAATAGACAATTTTTGGCTAGATCATACTAACGATATAATTAAAAATAATAAAAATAATTTTAAGGACTGGGTATGTAGAGCAGGCATCGAAAGTTTGATGATTAACAATGACGGCGAAGTATTTAGAGCTACGTGTCGCGTAGGCGGCAGCTTGGGAAATATATACACAGGTACTTTTAATATACCGAAAGAAGAAATAGTTTGTACACGAAATTGGTGTACTTGTGCAGCGGATGTAAATATTACAAAATGGAAGCAATAAAATTAAAACAAAATGAACCTATGATGATTACATGGGACATAGGCAGAAGATGTAACTTTGACTGTAGTTATTGCGATTTGTCAAGGCATAACTTAACAAGTAAACCTACGCCCTATAAACATTTAGCATACACGTTTCAGTTTATTAAAAAGTATACAAAAATATATAATCAGGAAAATGCTAATATTGCATTTACTGGCGGAGAACCTACTGTAAATCCAGATTTTTGGAAACTTGTAGAATTAATTAAAACAACGAGCAATTATACCTTAGGACTAACAACTAACGGAACATTTTCTGTAAAACACATTCCTACAATAATTAAAAATTTTGTTGCTGTTACAATAAGTTGGCATGCTGAAATACATAAAGAGCTGAGAGACAGGGCAATTGAAAATGCCATACTTTTAAAAAACTCCGGGTGCGATGTGCGTGTTAATGTAATGATGCACACTGATTTATGGAACGAGTGTGTTACTGCTTATAATCAACTAGTTGATGCAGGTGTTAAAACAAATCCTGTTATAATAGGTGATGGCAACTTAGGCAATACTAACTTTTTCAAAGATGAAACAAATACGTTGCGCAGAACCAGTCATCCATATTCTCAAGATCAACAAAAGTGGTTTTTTAAGGTTAAAAATCTAGACGAAACTATTATAAACACAATAGCTTCAGGAAATACGCTTCCACGTAGTTGCTGCGGTAACAGAGATTTGTTAGGAAGTTGCAACGGAGCATGGCAGAACATTACTGCTGTAAAAACAAACTTTAAAGGCTGGTTTTGTAGTGTTAACAAATATTTTATGCATATAGAAGAGCATACAGGGAATGTATATCATCATCAGACTTGTAAAGCAACCTTTAGCGGAATAGGCCCAATTGGTCATTTAAGTGATGTAAAATCAATATTAGAATATGCAACTGATAATATTAACAATACTATAGTATGTCCAAACGATAGATGCGGATGCGGAATGTGCGCTCCTAAATCTCTTGATAAGAAGTTATTTGATCGCTTGGTGTATTAAAAACGGTACCACAAGTTCTAGCACATGTCCATAATTTTTTTATAGTCCAGTACTTTTCCCATACTGTTTGAAACTTGTCGTTATCCAGTACGTCCTTTATACTGCCTGTTGTATCGCCTAATTCATCTACGAGAGATTTGTATTGTTCTTTAATAACACTTTTTGGGCCGTACAGTGTGTCTTGTAATGTATAATAATCGTAAGGAATAGCTGCCAAAAAACAACAAGGCATTATGCGTTTATGCGCATCTATGTATATTTCTTTTTTATGTTGAGCATAACAACTAACAGTCGACTCTTCTATGTATTTTTTTACTTTGAACAAATTGCTTACATCAAAAAACGGTGACCGGTTATCATCAGGTGGTTCTAAATAATATTCAGTTTTTCCGTTGCGATTATAAACTTTGTATTTTTTTTCGAAGTTAAATCTGCTGCTATCTTTTACACTAAAATACTTAAACCCATATTTCTTAGCTAGGTCTTCTGCTGCACTTATCTGATGTTCGTTATGCTTAAATCTAATAAAACACCATTCAGCTATTCCACCAGCATTTATAAACTTTTTAGCATTTTCTAATATACGATCAAAGTCTGTGCCTATTCTGTACATGCTATGAGTATCTTTTAATCCATCTAACGCAAACACTACTCTATGTTTTTTTGGAAGATGCTGCGGAAATGCTGTCCACCATTTATGATTGCGTAGACTTCCATTTGTATGTATATCAACATGAATATCTGTGTTTTTTACAAAGTCTGTCATAAGTTGCAGATCAACATTTAATAAAGGATCTCCAAAATTGCCACAAAAGTTTATGTTAGTAATTTGGTCAATAACCGGTCCTACTATAAATTTAAAATCTACAATATTCCAATCAGACTCCTTTAGCAAGGGGTTATCTAGTCCGCCATGATAATTCCTACTACACATAGGACAACTTGCTTGGCACTTGTTTGTTATTTCGATATGTAAACTTTTTAAATCTGCGTACTTAATCATACTTCTATTTATAAATAGAGTAATGGAACAAGCACATTCTTTCTTTCATGGTAATAAAACATACAACTATAGATTAAATGGCTTGCCTAAATTGACAATGTCGGATGAAGAAATTGCACTTTGGGTATTGCAAGGCGGTGCAGGACCGTGGCTTGAACTCGATTTACATGTCGATTATAATCGTTGGCAACAAGAATACAAAACTGTAAAAGATATGTTTATCTCGCATAGAGACAATTCAACAGGTGAAGGTACACATCGTGGCTGGAGTTCGTCTACATTACACGGAATATCTTGGGACAAAACAAATGTATGGCAAACTTATGGATATGAAACCGAACCAACATATACATGGACTGAAGCAGGAAATGAATGTCCTTCTATAAAACAGTTTTTTAAATCGTTACCATGTGAGAATCTGGCAAGAGTAAGATTTATGAGATTGTCAGCCGGAGGATGGATATCACCGCATAACGATCTAGGCAACGGAGTAAATTGGAATGATATATTTAATCATCCGTTACCTATAAACATTGCAGTAGATCACCCTCACGATTGTCACATGGTATTAGAAAAAGAAGGTGTCGTTCCATTTAGTAATGGAAAAGCATTTTTAGTTAATATATTTAAGAATCACGCAGTTATTAATTGTAGTACACACGATAGAATACATGTCATAGGTCATTTGCTTGTAGGAAATCGTAAAGCAGATTATTGTGCTATGCTTGCTAACAGTTATAGGAAACAATATGTTTTACAAGGGTAAAAATTCAAAAAATGATATTTGTGTTGTTATTGTCGACGATACCTACGAATATAAACCGTGGATGCGAGAACTTGTAAAAAATACAGCCGATTATACAATAACAAATGTTACCGGAATTGGATACGATGTGTATGTTGTAAACCACGCCGATAGCATTTTAAAAAATTTAGTAGTAAATTACAATGTAGCAGTTGTTATAAGTGCAGGCACTGAATTTATAAATGGCAGAACATTTTTTGATAATTTACCTAGTGATTTTTTCCTATTAGGACATGTATTAGACATGGGAGATGGATACTATGGCTTACACTATCAGTGCTATGTTATAAATTTAGATATGTATGCAAACTTAAATTATCCAAAAATCGGCGAGACTGAACTTCTTTCATCTCACGTACAAACTGTACCATCGCGTAGTATTGAGAACATACACGACGATTATACGCCCACTTGGATTAACAACGGCACAATACAGCAAATGTACAAAAATAAATTTCACGGGTGGAGGTTAATAAGTGCCGGATTAAAAGCAAATTATAAAATTGAAGCATTTAATACAACCCTTCGAAACAGTAAACACTACTTGTATCGAGATGTCGACACTAGCGACTGGATTTATAAAAGATATAATTATTGTCTTGCTAACCATACATACGATTCAAACACCGGAAGTGTAAATTTTCCTAGACCATACACTTGTCAAATAACCCATCTAATACATCCAGCAGCCGGAATGAATTGGCTAGAAAAGTTAAAAATACACGGATTTTCTGACAAAACAAAAGTTACATTTTTTGATTATAACGAATCTGCATTAGAAGAAATGTATCAAAAAACAAGAAACATTTCATTAGATTTTGAGTTTATTCCAATTGATGTGATTGCAGAGCCCGAAGCACTTGTAGAAAAAATTGACTACAGTCACGATCCAGTTGGCGTAGTATTTCATATGAGTAATATTTTTGCTTACGAAGGCACAGCAAGTTTAACACCATTGAGGTACAGAGTTGCACAAGAAAACAAATTAATAAAATCTATACAAAAACACATGCCAGTATGTGTGTTAGATTTTGACCAAAGAGCTGCTGAAGGATTTGTACCGTGGCGTAGCGAAACAGGATTAGCTAAGGATTTGTTACTTACAGATCTTTCAACTGTGGAATTGCCTTACTGGCATTCTTATGATTAATTAGTTCAAAATCTTCTGCTGTTTTAGCCTTAGGAGCACATAGCCCGCACCAGCATTTATTTTTTTTACAAATAATAACCGGTGTGCCAGTTTTTAATCTGTTTAATATTTGACCAGTATCTTTTAGATTTCCAATTGCACCAACTTTGTTGTCCCAATTCATTTTACAATCTTTGTTAGTGAATACTTCGCCTGTATATTGTTTGATATATAAAAAATATTTGTCAACACTGCAATGCCAACCATTGAAGTTGTTTCCGTTAACAAACTTTACATTTGTAGATTTATTTAAACACAAGTCGTTTCCTCCGCAACATGCTCGACCTTGAGACGACACGTCAGTTGTTTTGAATAATAAATTATTAACAACATTTAACAACGAAATTTGTTTTTTCTGTTTAGTTAAAAATGTTGCTTGTTCGCTAGAATAATTAAACCTAATGTCTAGCCAATGATGATCTATTGCTCTCATATGGTATGATATTTTTAAATCTTCACACCATTTTATTATTTTTAAACATTTTTCCCAAAGCTCGTTTTTAGGATGCATCATAATGTTTACTACAAAGTTTTTTTTATAAAATAACAGAGTTTTTACATTATCTTTAAAAAGAATTTCTTGCTTGCTGTTCATTTCTGCATGATAGCTAATTGTAAAATAATCTATTTTTTGGACTATACTGTTCCAAAGAGTTTGTCCACACACTGCATTTGTAATTAAATTTATGGTTACATTGTATGGCTTGTCTTCTTTCTTACTGTATGCATAATTGATAATTTCCAATATGTCAGGATGAAAAATACTTTCGCCACCTTGTATATTAATGCCTGCAAATCTTAGATGCTCAGGTTTGTCGGACATTTGAATATCTAAATAATCAAAGATAAAATCAACAGTTTTTAAACATTCTTCTTTGTTAGGATGTAACGTTTTATTATTATGACCGTCGCCGCAGTATGAACAATCCATGTTGCATTTTAATGTAATTTCCCATGCTACTTGAAATCCTAGCGGAGTGATCGGTTCAATTGAGTTCATACTTGTTTCCATTTTTTAATTCCAATTTCTCCTGTGCATCCGCATATTGTTTTTGAACATACAACTGAAGAAAGTGCCGGATTGAATTTAAAATTTCTGCTGTTTATATTATAAGTTTTGTCAAACAGTACTTGTTGACAATTGCCTGTTATTACACCATTTGTAATCTTTATATGATCTATACCTAGATTACAATTCCATCCACTAAAGTAATTTAAGTTATTTCTTGTTAACCAACTATCGCTGTTTGTTGTAAACACCGTGTTGTCATTGTAAGTAATATATATTTCAGTTCTTGGTTTTCTCGAAGTGTTGTTATACCAGTCTACTGTAGGATATCTTTTTATAGGATCATCGAAGTAGGTTAGCTGTATGTCGTTGTAATTTGTTTTTCCGTTTACTAATACAACCTTAGCAATAATAGGCCATTGCAATTTACTATTTTTTATTTTTTCTACTATAGCTACGCATTTGTCAAACGCTGTAGGATCTATAAGAACGTCAACGTTAATGAATACACCAACTGAATATAAAAAGTCTGCTAATTTAATAATTTTATCTTGTTTAGAATATTCATGATGTACACTTATATTAATATGATCTAGGTACTTGCTTGCGTCAGTCCACCAACGTAAACTTTTGGTTGCGTTTGTGCTTATCTCTAATATGCAATTGTATTGTTCTTTTAACCATTGGCACAATTCAATAAAATCATCCCACAGTGTAGGTTCTCCACCTACAAAAAATATGTTAAAAGTATCTTTGCCGTACTGTTTATAATGATTTAAAACTTCTGCAAGATTGTGTTTTACTGTAGCTAATTCTGGCCATTTAATTGTGCCTTCATTGCTGCCAGGAAAACAATAGCTACACTTTTGGTTGCAAGTGTTTCCTAACATATATTCAATTCTTAGAACGTTATCGGGTTGATTATTTTCTACTTTTTTAATCATAACAGATGTGCTAATTCTGGAAAAACATTTTTAGCACTTACTCCCCTAATAGCATCTAGTTTATTTACATATTCCTTGAATCCAGGCAATAGGTGACTGTTATCTGCACTATTCATGTGATTTAAAATAGCCTGCCAGCGTCTCCATCCATACGGATTATGTTCCCAAAAGTCTGTGTCAGTTGTATACCAGTCATACAGCCAGCCTTTAAATTTCATAAATGTATCGGTTATTTCTTCTTTATATTCTTTTGGTAGTATTTGTATGCTTAAAAAAGTAGGAATATACAACAGATGCATGTTAATCAACCCGCCGCCGGCTGTTATTCCTTTTATTTTTTCGTTGTTTATTTTTTTAAAATTGCTTGTAACTTTCCAATGAATAAAGTCAGGCAGATGTTTTATGTTAAAAATTTGTATAGCAGTTGCAATACTAGGACGTATGTTTTCGGGTGTATTGTCTAGCATATGTAAGTTACGTTCTATTGTATCCCAATCCGTAGGATATCTTATGTAGTTGTTACGAGGACCTGCTGCGTCGATACTTACACCAACCTTAACAAGATCAAAATGTTTCCATAAATTGACGAGTTCATTGTCAACTAGAATTCCGTTTGTGTTGTAACGTAGCCTAATCTTTTTGTTGTAACCTTGCCGAATTATTTCTTCAATAAATTTCTTATGCTCTTTTATCATAAGAGGCTCGCCGCCTGCAAAGTACACTTCTTTTAAGTTAGGTATTTGTTTGTATATTTGATTCCAAAATTCATCATTTTCGTGCCATTTGTTGTTAAATGATGCTTTGTCCCATTGCAGTTGTCTTGCAACTTCTGTATCTTCCAATTGTGGATACAATATTTTCCAATCTTGCACCCATTTACTACTATCATGCGGACTGCACATAACGCACTTGATATTACAAGTATGACCTAGTCGTAAATCAAGGTATTGAATTTCTTCTTTATAAGATCCGTCTGTCTTGGTATCGTTTAACAGTTGCTGAATGTCTAATCCACGTTCTTGCCACGTAGCTGTTTCCCACATACGTTTACTTACAACGCCACTTGACTCTTCTGTAAAGCATTTAGTACAACTCAGAGGAATCTTGCTGTCCATCATTGTACGTCTTACAGTTTTCATATAATCACTATTCCATGCTTCATTAGGAGTAGTGGTATTAAAATTAATTACATTTCCATTTTCTTTAACAAGCCCGACAGTATGATCGTCGCCTGCGCCACTAGCATTAGCACTACAACACAAACGCATGTCACCGTTAGGACGAGTTGCCAGATGTATCCACGGCAAAGCACAAAATGTCGGAGTTGCTTTTTCAGATATAGTATCTCGAAAGTGCTCAATAAAACTATTCTTCATTTACGACCAATGATTAAAAACCTGTTATATAACGGTAACTTTAGCGTATCTTTAAAATACACATTTGTTAGTTTACTTATCTTAACAAAGTTATCTATATCTTTTGCGCAGCGTATGTGTTCAGGTAAAGAAGTATAGTCGTTGCTTTGTAAAATAATTAAACTAGTATCCGGGACCCGCGAAAGCCAAAGGTCATAATGTTCTTGCGTCAAATGCTCAGTGCTTGTATTAATTACATAATTAGGAATTGTTTTATATTGCCAAGCTGCCATATCTCTTGTATGAGCATGAAACCGACTATCCATTTCCTGCTGTTTGTTGATCATGGAAGCTACAGGTTCGCAACCCGGATCGATGTCTATGCTATCAATATGAGTTATAGGTATGTTACTGTTAAACAATAAACTAGCTAATACTCCATTCCAGCCGCCGTGTATAACTACATCTTGTGGTTCATTTGATGCATATTGCGTTAAGCTATCGATTAACCAAACCTTGCTTTGTAACTGTCCTTTCCAAAAACTTTCAAGAACTCCATAAGGATTTTCGCTATCTCGTATAGCATCCATCCAAAAAGCAACATCATCTAAATTAACCAACATTTATGATATTATAATTAAAATAATTCAATGTGTCAAGTACATAATGGATCTACAAATTCCCAAAGAGAAGGGTCAGTTCTATCAATTGTTTTAAGTAGATTATAGTTATATTCTCTTATTTCTTTAGTCATTTCACTGACAGTAGTTGCATTGTAACGTGTTAGTAAATGAGTAATTTGATCCACTGCACTGTACAATCTAGTTTCATCCGGTTCGTTGTCATACGATTCGTCAATAAAATCCGAAAAGGTTTTAAATCCAAACTCTCTTAAACGACTTAAAATTCCTTTTGGTCCTACAATAATGAACATTTGTTTTGCAGCAATAGCTTTATAAGTTTTTTCTGTAATAAACATTTCGCTATAAAAATTCCATCTATTAGCATAAAATGTTTCTGTTACTAAATTTATCAACGGGGTATTATACAACCCAAATTCAAAATTATGAGCTGCACTTTCTCCATTTAAGTCATAATCGGCTATTAATCTTCCTTGTGACGTATCCCAGTGCGCCGAGACTATTCCGTTTTCTTTTAGCCCTGTAGAGATTAAGTATTCAACTGTGTCTTGCCGGTG